AGGTAAGGAAGTACGCATTGATATAGGTCAAGGTGAAAAGGAGGATTATCAGAGAACTCTACAGTTCTTTATAAAAGATGGTGCTGTAGTGCGTCTTAATTTTGTTTCACCGAAGACTGCTGTCTATAAGACTCCTGGAGGACTGCAATTTGGCAATCGGTTTAAGAGAGAGCATAAGACAATCAAAGCGATGATGAAGCGATGGCCTGGTTGGATAAAAGAAAACCCCACCAGAAAATCTAAAATGCCTGAAATACGACTCAAAAATCCGAATCTGGAATCTGAAAAGGCTAAAAATATGACAAGACGCAAGAAGTAAGTGACTTTACTTTGCGTATTTTCCTAAATATGCAACTTTATGTTGCGTATTTCCCTAATATGCAACTTTATGTTGCGTATTTCCCTAATATGCAACTTTATGTTGCGTATTTCCCTAATATGCAACTTTATGTTGCGTATTTCCCTAATATGCAACTTTATGTTGCGTATTTCATCCCACCCATTCCTCCTTCGATTACTAAGAAATTCAAACTTTCTACATAGACAATAAAATCATAAGTGTAATTTGTATTAGCTGCCAGAGGCCAAGGATCAAGATCAATTTGAAAATTCTTAACACGACTTGTATTTAGAGTTCCACTCGGTTTCATCCATTTAGATGTATTCAAAGCAAAACTATAGATAGTTAATCCTTTCGGAAATAAGCCCGTGGCATATTTCCAAGAAGATAGCTCGTGAAAATACTGTATCGGTTTTACTTCTTGAATTTCATTTCCATCACATAAAATACGAAGTTGGCGAATAATATCTTGCTGTGATCCTGCAATTAAATATCCAGAAATACCTACAGCTCGTATTCCTGCATCATACACTGCATTTGCTGGACTAAAAAAAGGTGCTATTGTACTAGTATACCAATTTGTCAGATTTACATAGTTATTCATATAAGGAAGCATATCACTTCGCCTCGGTATAATTAATAAACGCGGTACAGGATTATGTGTATACAAATTTAAATTCTGCCGATTATTAATATTTGGAAATGTGTAGTTTGTTACTTGACGTACTGGATATGTAAGAGATTGTGTAGTAAATGTATTTCTTTCTGGATCTGTAAGATATACGTAGGTTGCTTGTAAATATGCATTCAGTGGCCAAGTACTAAGGGCAGGTGGTGTATAGCCAAAATCAACTAAATAATTATTCAAATAGTTTTCAGGCGTATTATTTGGTATATAACTTAAATTACCAGTCTGTATCTGTGTTGTTGATGCAAATACGCGATTACCAGGACGGACACGGTAACCTGATGGATCTAAAATTGTAAATAAATCTTGTACTGATCGTAACGTTAACTGTACATAACATTCGTGGTACTGTAGGGCAACAAGTGGTATTGCTAAACTGGTGTGCTGGGTAAACCAAAAAGATAGCGGTACTGTAATTTGACGGCTTGGGATAGAAGGCGCGTTTGTTTGTACTGTTACGCTTGTATTTCTAGCCACATTTGGATATAAACTTGATGATCCTGTTGATCGAACGCTTGTGCCACCAAGAGCGCCGGAGTAGGATCCATTTGCTGGATCATTAATTTCATCAACATCTCCAACTAGTTGTCGCCATTTGGCATATTCTGTCTCATCTTGATCAGTTTGAGCAATAGCAATTAAATAATCACTATCAAATTCCTGAACTATTGTGCCCCCTATCAAAAATGTCGCATTTTGGATAATATGTGCTCCGATATAACGATTCCATTGAAACTCATACTGTGCAATTCGAGTTGCAGCATTTGTAGTTATAAATTGACTGTAAATATCCGGGAGAGTAAATGTTAAATATAAATCTGAAAGTAAATCGGCAACTCGTTGAATCTTTGCTTGAACCTTAATCGGAGCATCAAATTGTAATTCTCCAGGTCCATCCAGTTGAATAGTTACAGATTCGAATGAAAAATGACTGTATTTCTTCAATACTAGGTAAAAATAAGTGAAATCAGGATTACCACTCAAAAGAACATTCTGTGAACCATAGGCTACAAGAATATAAAGACCTCCTCCTGTCATGACAACTCTTCTTGCTGGTGTGAAACAAGATGAGTTCTCATTTTAAGCGCTTCAAAGGAAAATCTAATTGATTTTTCGGAATCTAGGCAGTGGTCCACCACTGATCTGTCAAGTAAGGAGTAATGCTCATAGTCACACCCTCCATTACAGGTGAAGGACCCATACTTATTAGATTCTGAATCTCGGTGTATGTAAGAGCATATGCAAAATAGAATACACGACTGGCTAGACCCTTCGCAGCACCATTAAAATTTAGTGAGCTAGACTTTATAGAAGGAGTTGTGGTAGAAGATAATGAGATCTTCCTTTGACTAAAGAGATAGATATCACCATAATTCTGGTAAGGCGGTGTATTACCAGAAAGTGCCATCTTAGTCTTCAAGTTTCCATTGATATATACATAGAGCTGATTGCCTTTGCAAGAAACAACTATGTGGACCCACTTCTCAATAGGAATATTGTCAATATCAGCATAATTATTCCACGTCTGATAACAATTCATATAGACACGGAGTGTATTTGAATTACCTTTCATGAAAAGACCGGGGCCCATTAGAGGATATGATTTAGAATATCCCTTGTGTAAAATATGATATAATTGATCATCTCCATTTGAAAATGTATCACTTGTGATATAGCAGAATAGTGAATAACTAAATTCTACACCGGAGCGCTGATTATCAGAGATATATACTGTTTTTGCAAGAGGGCTCTTTGGATCCTGAATTGCCGTATGACTTAATGAACCGGAAGCATATGTATTAGGAAAGATCTCAACGCGATCACGGAACATAGCCAAATAGGACTGGTAGATATACTCGGCAAAAAGCATCGTAAAGTAGACAGCAGCGACTAATGCAACTCCTGTTAGAACTTGCGATAAGGGATCTGATCCACCGAAGGATACGCTGCTAGGAAAACTATTACTTCTTATAGCACCTGTATTTACGGCTGCCATATTCTCTAACTATCATTAGGATTGTAAAAAAGACATTTTATAAGGTCTTTTTTAGAATTTATAGTAAAGTGTTGTTTTGTAGAATTAAACATCAGGTAAGCTGCCAGCAATGACATCTTCACCGTTGCGCTTGAGCGAGAAGGAATATTGACCGGGATCAAAATATGATTTGATGATTGATGTGATTGATGTATCCTGCGGTCCATTAGAATACAGGGCCCAGACACGGTCGGGAGTGTAAGCATAGTTCGCAGCATTGATCTGACCGATAAGTCCACCAAATCCATTTGGACCACCCACCTTCATTCTATAACTTGTACCGGTGCCACCCACCTTATACATTCCATTAAGAACACTGCTACGATTTAGCTTGCCATCCATATAGACATCAAGACGACGGCCACTGAGAACAACACAAATACAAACCCACTTCTGTAAATCTACTGCCTTGATATCACCCTGCGCAAAATTCGCCTCATTATCGTTATAGGGACTTGTAACATTAGTAATTGAAAGCTGCTGGGTCGAATCAAGCGTGTTTGCTGCGCCTTCGGCATCTGTGCTTACACGGATACCCATTTTATTTGTGCGCGCACCCATATACATCTGGAGAGTGCTAAATGTACCATCGCCTCCATCAAGTATTAAGAAAGTCTTATTCATATTTTCATTCGTTTTCCAGTTAGCAATATAGATCCATACACACACTGAGTATTCTCCACCACCGTAAATGGCTGGTATATTTTTAGCACTAAATATTGTTGCTTCAGTCCCTTTGGCCGGTAAACCACCTGTTGAGTTTGCAAAGACTACCATATCTGCCTTTTCAGCATCACCATTCATATATTTGTACAAGTAATACAGAACAACACACAAAATTACAATGCCAGCTAGCATAAAAATAACTCTACCAGGTCCTGTCGTTATGGCTCCAAGGGCTGAGTTCATCCGATTCTATTCTGTTACCAGAATTATGCGTAGGGCGTTGTCCACATTTCGTAAGGATATGGTTTCATAGGTTGTGTACAAAGTCCACCCGGACACCCAATAATATCAGGTAAACTCGTAAAGAACCCTCCAAGTGTAAAAATAGATAGATCAGATGCATTTAAATTATACGGTTTACCATCAGCATCAGATTGTTGTTTAATTAATGAATTAATATCTGACGTTGATAAAGGTACAGAATACAGTATCATATTTGCAATAGTTCCACCTAGGCGACCACTCGAATCTCCTAGAATGAGTGGTTGCGTGGTATCGGAATCAGGCATTCCGTGTATACAGGTGTACGCTGCCGTTAGTTTCCCATTTAAATAAATCTTAAACCGAGCACCCTGTTTAACAATAGCAACAGCTGTCCAACGTTGAAGATCAATATTATATAGTTCAATCACTTCAGGAGCGGTAACTCCTTTTATATTAATTTTTAGTTCAGCCGGTACATATTCATCACCGCGACCAGCATCAGATGATGTTAAGATATTGAGTTTACACTTTGATCCAATATCGATTGCCGTAGCATATTCATTTCCAGAAATACTGGTCCGATCATTGATTGTTGGATTTATAAAGAATAAAACTGTAGATCCAGCTGGATCTGTCCAAAAGTTTTTAACTTGTTCGCCTGTTGCCACTTGGCTAGATGAAGATAAAGATATCGTATTTTTGACAACAACAAGACTATTATCAGCCTCTTTTGTCAAGCCGAATGTGTATTTAACTATCAAATAAATTATAATAAGAACTACACCTAGTCCTAACACGAGATAGACTGTGTTCATCTACCCTTATCTACTGATTTTACGATGAAAAGGAAGCAGTCGGTATTAAATCATTCATTCGTGAAAGCATTTCTGATGGTTCGGGTACATATCCAAACGCACGGAAATTCAATACTTTAATTCCAGTTGAAAGTGTTGTTGTAGTTTGTCCAACTGTAAGTTTAATGGAG